ACCGAGTGCGGAAGTGATTGGAGGGGATTTAGGTGGAGGAAAAAGAAATTTACAGGGAACGCATTATTGAGATGGTAAAGAAAGCGGAAAATAACGACATGCTGAAATTCCTGTATATTGTAGTTTCTGATTTGAGAGGAATAATCGATAATGAACAAGACAAGAATTGAGTCTAAAACAAACGAAAGCGGATGCACATATTACCCAAAATGTAATTCAATAGTTTATGACATGAACAATCAAGGCTCTTTCCAGTGCCTTGCTATCGCCAGAACAGAAGAGCAAAAGAAGGAACTGGAAAGCAGAGGATATCTGGCGTTCTTCACGCCGGAAATTCACGGGACTAATTGCTGGATTTTAGTTCGGGATAAATCGGAGGTTGATTTCCCTCCCATTCAAGATGAACCCAAATGTAATCGTTGCTAGGAAATCCGGTTGAAATTCCGCAAAATGTCCAGCCAACATTTTCATATTTGGCTATGAGTTCGTTTCTCTGCTGCTGGGTTAGACCGGCACAGTTGATAATTTTACCATTTTCCATATTTACACCTCACTAAGCATGTTTATCGTTTCAATAACATGCTTTTTCTTTTCGTCTGAAAGTTCAAAATATTTTTTTAAGGCTTTAGCCATCTCCGGGTCTTGAACCAATTTCCCTACTAACTTTGCCGTTTCTGCTGACAAGTCTACCTTGGGTTCTTCCCCGGTCAGAAGGTAATCTACGGAGACATTAAAATACTCCTCTAATTTTTTTAAGGTTTTAATGTTTGGCGTGCTTTTACTCCATTTAGAAACCGAGCCATTTGATATTCCCAAAGTGCTTTCTAGCGTTTTGTGAGTAACTCCTTTTTCTTTCATCAAAATTGCTAATCTTTCATAAAAGTCCATTTGATGTCCTTTCTTCTGCATACAGAAAATTTTCTGCAAAATAGGATTGACAAATAGAAACTTTTCGGTATAATAAAGACATGGTTACAGAAAAGTTTCGGTAAGCAAACGCATAAAGCGGAACGTATTCAGTTGTGTTGTGGTAAACATATTTTAGAATACTTTCTAATAGATGTCAATTCATTTACCGAAATTTTTCCGACTAAATTCATAAATGAAAGGAGCGAATAATTTGATTTATACAAAAATCAAAGAAATTTGTGAAGCAAAAGGCATCAGTGTTGCTTCGGTTGAAAGAGAAGCTGGATTAAAAAATGGCACGATTAGCAAATGGAATGATAATACCCCACTTTCAACTAATTTGTATGCCGTGGCAAAAGTGCTGAAAGTGAACATCGAAGAGTTGTTGAAAGAGCGGTGGTGATTTGGATGAGTTCATTAGTACATATTGGAAATTCGGAAATTTCCATAAAAGAGTACAACGGCCAGCGAGTAGTTACATTTAAAGACATCGACATGGTACATGGCAGACCGGACGGAACGGCGAGAAAGAGATTTGCTGACAACAGAAATCACTTTATTGAAGGTGAAGATTTCTTCATTTTAAAGCCGTCAGACCTTGAAAATGCTTGGATGTCCGAAAAACGGACATCCGGAATTGATGAAGTAAATCCAAGGGGAACAGCCTTTATCACAGAGCAAGGATATCTGATGCTGGTGAAGTCCTTCACAGATGATCTGGCATGGGACGTTCAGAGGCAGTTGGTGAATGGATATTTCAAGACAAGAGAAAAAGTGAACAGAGCATTATCACCGGAGCTTCAGATGTTACAGGGGCTGCTGTCACAGATGGTTGAAAAAGAGCTTGCTGATAAGGAACGTGACCGGCAGATTGCCATTGCACAGGAAACCGCTGACAAGGCAGTTGCAACAACGGAGAGTATTAAAGAAGCCGTGAAACCAGTATTTGATAACTGGCGGTCGGAAATCAATCTGAAATTTAATCGAATCCAGAAAAATGCTGGAGCAGAGTTCCGTACACTTCGGTCAGAAATGTATCTGGAACTGGAACGGAGAGCCGGATGCGATCTGAATACCAGATTGAGAAACAAGCGTAATCGCATGGTGGAAGATGGATGCACAAAGACAAAAGTCAGCGCACTGAACAAAATGGATGTCATTGAAGATGATAAAAAGTTGCGTGAAATTTTCTCAAAAATCGTGACTGAATATGAAATCAGATATTGCGCGTAGAAAGAAGGAAACTGTATGTGTGTTGGACAGAAAATCAAAAACACATAGAGGATAACGGAATTACTCAGACATTTGTTGCAAGCAAAACAGGGATTTCGTTACAGAAACGCAGTTATGGTTCAGCGTTGATTTGATAGCCATCGTTGGCAGATTGCAAGGAGTATCCGATGCAGTGTGATACATATCGCTGTATCAAGCATGAGTTTTTTTCGGACTTCACTGTCACGCTACGCTGCATTGATTGCTGCAAAGATTGCGACCTTACAAATACGGAACAGGCAAATTCAAAACCGCTTTCAAGGTAAAACACCTCCGAGAATTGATTTTGCCTAAAATGACATTTTGATTATAACGAAAATCCTAACGCATGTCAAGAAGGGAGGATATGAATTGAATAAAGAAAAAAGAAAGCTGTGTTTTAAAAAGCTTGATGCACTTGCGAAGTCAAGAAACGTAACGTTTTACAAACTATCAGAAGAACTTGAAATTCCGAGAAGCACGTTTTCAGACTGGAAATCAGGAAAATCAATGCCAAAGACGGACAAGCTGATTAGAATCGCTGAGTACTTTGGAGTTGATGTCGGATATTTCATTGAATAGGAAGAGAATTTATGAACGAATTACAAATTTTCAAAAATTCAGAGTTTGGAGAAATCCGAACAGCAGTAATAAATAATAATCCGATGTTTTGCTTGGCTGATGTGTGCAAAATATTGGAAATTAAGAATGTTTCTGATTGCAGAAGCAGGCTGAATGAAGCCGGGGTCGTTAGTACCGAGGTGGGGGTATTGACAGGATATAAGGCTGATGGCACACCGGCAATTCAGAAAGTAAAAATGAATTTTATCAGCGAAAGCAACCTTTACAAGACCATCTTCCAGAGCCGGAAAGAATCGGCAGAACGATTCACCGAATGGGTCACAGGAGAAGTGCTTCCGTCCATTAGAAAGAACGGCGGTTACATTGCTGGGCAGGAAAACATGACGGACGATGAACTTCTGGCAAATGCAGTTCTGGTGGCACAGAAGAAGATTGCCGAACGGGACAAGAAGATACAAGCACTGGAAACCGAGGTTGTGGAAATGAATAACACCATTTCAGAAATGCAGCCGAAAGTGAATTATGTTGATTTGATCTTGAACAGCAAGTCAACCGTTCTGGTAACTCAGATTGCACAGGACTATGGGATGTCTGCGAAATCTTTCAACAAGGTGCTGAAAGACTTAGGGGTTCAGCATAAAGTCGGCGGTCAGTGGATTTTATACCGGCAATATCAAGGACTTGGATACGTCCACAGCAAAACGATTGATATTACCAGATCAAGCGGACAGGCAGATGTTGTAATGCAGACAGAGTGGACACAGAAAGGAAGATTGTTCCTGTATGAGCTACTCAAAAAGAACGGGGAATATCCGCTGATTGAAAGGTAGTCAACAAAAGGACAGAGAGACTATGGAAAGAAGGTGAGGAAATGCAGGAACATATCAAAAAACTTTCAAATTATATTATGGAAGATATTGCAGCAGTAAGAAACTATGAACAAAAGCCAGATGAAAGACTTGGCATTGAAATAATGGCATTGAATGCGCTGTGTAATGCCGATAGGACATTGAAAGTAAGTGACAATCTTAACGAATGACACTTACATAGGATGAATAGAAAGGAGAATTTAATGGCAAAAATCGAGATTCGTCAAGTAGATGGCGAACGTGGGATTTTTACAGAAGTCCTGATTGACGGCCATAAAATTGACGGTGTGAGAAGGTTTACGCTGAATCAGGGAGTCGGTGATGGTATTCCTACCCTGACACTTGACTTGAATGCCCTTAATCTTGCAACTGACATGAGGATGGTACGGATTATGCAGGAAGGGCTAGGCGAGATTGAGAGTATCAAATTCAAAAACTGAATAGGCTCTCATATTTCAGAGAGCCAATCTGTTATCTGTTGATTTTTTGAAGTATGGAACATTGTTTGGGGTTGTTACAGCAACCAGTAAGACCAGCGTATTTACAGTCTAATCTTCCATTTTCGAGCTTTGGCTTTATATCTTCTAATGAGCTAACAGATATTTGCCTAAATTCAACAGAGTAAATTTTATTCTGCTTATTGCAGAATCCGGTGTAGATCATGTCAATTCACCTCCTTATAAAAGATAGGGAGATTATACCATGAAAGAATCCACATGAAAATGAATAGAAAGGAGAGTAGAAAATACATGGTAAAAGGATATAAGGTTTTTAGACCTGATTGGACTTGCGATCCAACGGGGCGCAACCCTAAACGGTACACCTGCCCCGGAAAATTTGAGGAAGAATGGGAGCTTGATGTTTGCGGTCGCGGGATGCACTTCTGCCAGGTTGCTGCTGACTGCTTCAATTATTACAGGTTCAACAGTGAAAACAAGGTTGCAGAAGTCATTGCCTATGGCGATGTAAGAACAGACGGTGACAAGTCATGTACTGACAAACTGGAGATCGTGCGTGAAATCCCGTGGGATGAAGTGTTGCGAATCGTCAATATTGGAAATAATTGCACGGGTCTCTGCAACACCGGGGACAGGAACACCGGGAACTGGAACACCGGGGACAGGAACACCGGGAACTGGAACACCGGGAACTGCAACACCGGGGACAGGAACACCGGGGGCAGGAACACCGGGGGCAGGAACACCGGGAACTGGAACACCGGGGGCAGGAACACCGGGAACTGGAACACCGGGGACAGGAACACCGGGAACTGGAACACCGGGGACAGGAACACCGGGAACTGGAACACCGGGAACTGG